ACACACATACGTACGTAAAAAAGGACCGTATAGAATAGAACTAACAGAAGAAGAAAAAGAAGTACAAAAAACATTAGAAGCATCTATTACAAAAGAAGCCATAGACGAATGGGGCAAAAATGAGATGCTACGTGAAGCAGAAAAAGATTATTGGAGTCACCCAGATGCAAAAGGCCTCGAAGAAAAAAGATAGACAAGGATTAACACCAAAACAGAAAAAGGTATTTGAAGTCATAAGAGACTTTATAAACCAAAATGGTGTAGCACCATCCTACGAAGAATTAAAACAGCTTATTGGATCTAAATCCAAGTCACACGTACATGGATTTGTACATCAATTGGTAGAGCGTGGTTGGATAGGAAAAGGAAATGGCAGAAATCGGTCAATTTATATTTTGTAATGTGGCATCTATAGTGGTATATTTGCTCAAAAGTTTTTTTTATTTTGTTACCGGGAACCAAACTGGTGCCACAGTGACACAATTGCTGATTAAACTATATAATTCAATGACTTATGTTGTGTCACCAATGTGTCACTACTCTAGACAACGCAAGGCACTTTTTTGTTTTTTAGAAAATAAAATGAGCAAAAACTCAACTATACTGCGGGGTTTAGCATGGTAGATAAAAGAATTAGTGGTGACACAAGTAGTGCCACAAATATGGCAAAAAGATATCCAATTAGAAATGATGGATTGACAGATAAACAACGTATCTTTGTGCAAATATACACAGAGAATGAAGGAAGGTTGACACCTACAGAATGCGCAAGACAAGCTGGTTATGCAGAGGACAGAGCAAATACTACTGCATCAGAATTATTGAATGGAAAAAGATTTCCAAAAGTAGTAGAAGCTGTTCTTGCACGCAGGGCAGAAATCCAAAAGACACACGAGGTCAAGCTAGATAAACATGTACAAGAACTGGCTAGGTTACGTGAGAAGTCATTGGCAGAAAAGTCTTATAGTGCTGCTGTTAATGCTGAGCGCTTGCGGGGTCAAGCCGCAGGATTGTACATTGATCGTAAAGAAATCAGAACAGGATCCATTGATAGTATGTCGCGTGATGACGTTTTAAAAGCATTGAAGGAATTAGGTTTAGATGGACAAATTAAAAAAGAAGGGAACAACACAGTCTTATCGGTTGAGAAATCCGATAGCGAAGGACCTAAAGACATCACACCAGTATCGTCAGAGGATAGTAAAGAATAAGAAAAAGTATGACCGTAAAAACGGAGACAAACTTTTGGAAGAATTTAAAGAAGTACTTAGACGCTGGTAATTACATATACTCAAGACTAGAAAGTTACGTTACACCAGGTTTCCCAGATTGCTTAATTTATCATAAAGATACAGGATTCTTTACAGTAGAATTAAAAGTCGTAAATAGTAGTAATAAAGTGGTACTATCTCCGTTCCAAATTGCATGGAATATGCGTCACGCTACAGCTGGTTCAAAGTCATATATCCTTGTTAGCTTGCCTCTCGCAGAGCAAGTCAAACTGTTTCACGGCTGTAAAGCCAAGGATCTCGGCCAAAACAACGTGTTCCAAGTGCCTGGGATCTGGGACGGACCGCTCAGGGACCTCGATTTTACTAAGATATCCGCAAACTCCCAATCTCCCGCTTAAATGTCCTATGTCAATGTGACATAATGTCGCGAATCCGGGCGCCCGGCGCCTGGTGCGCAAGCTCTTTCGCAAACTCCCGTGTTTCCGCTATTTTTTAACCATCTCGCATCAGGCCGGGATCCAGGGCGCAGCTGCCCTTCAGGCTGGCGTCAACTAAAAGTTATCCACAGGTAATGGTAAGTAACGGTTGTAAGGTAAAGAAAGATTTGATATAATGTAATTAGAAATATAACAAAGGAGTAGAAATGGTATTACCAGAAGATACAAACAATGCAGTAGTAGATGCATTAAATAGAATACATGAGGCGTTAGAAGATAACAATGATGTCCTCAAAAGAATTGCGAATCACTATGATAGTATAGTGCCTACGATGAAAAAGAATCAAGAACATGTTCTCGAGGATAACCGTAGTGCACTAGACCATATGTACGAGAGTATATTTAAGCCTAGTCGTAGCTAATTCGCAAACTCCCAAACTCCCTGCGACATTTTGTCGCAAGGGGTGTGGCAAATCGCCGCAGGCCGGGCGCCCGCTGCTCCGGTACAAACGTACCAAATCCGCAAACTCGCAATCTCCCAGAAGTCTGCCATTTCTTATTTCGAAACTGTGGATTTAGCCAGTCTACGCACCGGGCGCGCCGGGGAACTACCGGGAGCTGTGGTAAAAATTTATCGCAGAAATCTGCCAAAAAATTTGGAAGCGTAGCTTGACAAACCTGATGCCAGGATCTATATACCATCCAGGCAGAGATGCCAAAGATATGAAGGCTACAGAAAGTGAGGAAAACTGTCATATTTTTTATTAGTAGTACCCCTGAAGTTGGTCCTGCTGCTGCTAATTTTGCAGTGGCTGCTGGGGTGAAGAGCTGCTGCAGCCGCAAACTCCCAAACTCCTGTCGACTGGCTTTTGCACGGGTGCGACAAAATGTCGCGGCCGGGCCCGCTGCCAGCCCGGCGAGTTGACGAGAAAGATGATTCGTGTTATAATGGAAATATAAATAGAAAGGATTAGTTATGATTCGTTGGAACAAATGGACTAAAGATTATACATATACATATTTGTGGCACAAAGGTACTTGGGTACTTATCCACAAGAAAAAGAATAAACCAGTTGTATCATGGGTTAAGTCATGGTATGACAATGGTAGAAATAGACTAAATGATATTTCTAGCCAATGGCTTAAAGTGTAGTTTGTAACTTCGTTCTATACTATAACCGTTAAAAAGAAAGCAGGAACAGTAGTCTTCACTACTGACCGACAGAGCAAAAGAATTGTATGACTTCCGCATACAATACGAGGCGAGATAAACGGAGATATTCGGCTCTCGCCTCAAACTCCCTACACATTCGCTAACTCCCAAACTCCCTGACGTGCGACATTTTGTCCCGGGCCCAGCGTACTCCGTTCCCGGGAAGGCAGGTGTTCGAGTTGCTGACATAAAAAAAGGGGGATATAAATATCCCCCTGTAATAGTAAAATAGCGACTACTATTCTATTCTACTAAACCCAATCGTTTAACTAGATATCCAATATCGCTTTGCATATGGTGTATTAAATCTAAACCACCATTGTTTCTGTTTTGTCCAGCCCATTCAACTATTGAATTGCATAAGACACCACAGATTAATTTCCAATCAGCACTTGCTGTCATTGGAACTTGAACATCAGACAATCTGTCAACGTTGCCTAATTCTTTTTCTAATTTTAAATGGTCAATCATCTCTTTCAATAAAGGTGTGATGTCTGTTCCATTTGCAGTTATTACACTTGGTAAGTTATCTGTCATAGTAGTCCTTTAAAAATAATAGTTAGAACATCTGTCGCCTAATGCACAGATGATTAATATAAAATAGTAGATGGCGAACAATGTCGCCACCATTAATGAGATTTCTAATATACCTTTAAGCATGGATTTCATGCTCATTGATACTACAACCATTAACCTCAAACACAGTTTCTGGGTTTACATTTGCCCAACGTCTGTGTTCTGGCATTAGACCATTACCAATACGATATACTAATACATAATCATCATGCTCATTGACTGAGGTCTTTGTTGCTTGGTTAGTGTGTCGCCAAGCATTAGTACCTAATATACCACGCTTGATTACTGACACTTCACCTTTTTTATTAATCCACTTACAAGAGAACATCTTATTCTGTCCTACTCTAAGTTTAAAGTCTTGTTTAGTCATGTAGTCCTTTCTATTTATATGTACCTATTAACATATACATATATTATTTGTTGTTGTATTTGTGCAACACTGTGGATATCCTGTGGATAACTTTGCCCGGGTGCGACAATATGTCGCGCGGCAATTTGTCGCAGGCCGGGCTGTCGCCCGCTCGCAAACTACGACGCGTTTGTAAACTGCGTCACTATGTCGCAGGTTGCGCCTGTCGCCCGGGAAACTCGCAAACCCCATCCCCCCCTTTTTGTATAAGCATGCTTTATATTTTTGTTTAGGCAAGTCTGAGAGTGACAATCATGTATAAAAACGTTATAATTGCATGTTCAAAAAAATTTTTAAAAAATGGAAAACGTTTCTAATCTAGAATCCTTAGATACTAATACACTCAAACTAATACTTAAAAACGCTATGGATAAAAAGCGTGAGGAGTCACAAGGTGATTTTTTAAAATTTGTAAAAACAGTTTGGCCAGAGTTTGTAGA